TCAACCCTTCTTGTGTGTCACCATTTTGTCTGGCGATTCTTTTTTCTCTCTTAGTTAAACGAGGTTGGCTATGTTGCACAAGTTGTCCTTATTTTTTATTACGAGCCTTATTTACTGCCTCTCTGGTCTTGGCGCTTTTAATACCTTTATCAGCGTGTTGTTCACCGAGTGGCGAGTATGGATTGGCATTACCGATTCTATTGAGTAGGTCGTTAAAGCCTGAGTCATTTTTGTGAGTTACGCCTGCTATTCCTGATACAAAATTAGGAGCGCCTATAATCTCTTCGATGTCTGGATTGGCCTCGAGAAAATCAATTTTCTGTTGATAGTTAAAGAATTCCTCGAAAACTTCTCCGGTTTCTTTGAGTCTAAATTCGTATATAGGCATTAATAATCTTCATCTTCTATCAGATCTAAAAGGGTGCTTTTTGCTTTAGAACGAAGGGCAGATCGAAGCCGCTTCTCACTCAAATGCTGACGATGATCATGTGATGTATTTTTCGAGTCGTCATATTCTTCATTATATTTTCTAAAACGCTTAACCGTGTTGCTCATTTGGAATTAACCCTGGAAAAGCTTCGTTAATTGTTGCTGCGTTGAGTCCTTCGACTTTCTTATCCTTGACTGCAATCAAAAGATTTGCATCCTTCGGATGAAGAGATTCGAGAAGACCGATGAAAAGCATTTCGCGCTGAACTTGTTTAATGTCAGGACGATTGCCGCTGAGGTAAAGAGGAAGTGTACGTGCCTCTTGATAGAGTCTTCCTTCGCTGTCGAGCACTTCGCTCGGCTTATAAGGAGGAGCTCCTTCTGGTAGCCACCATCCTACGTTAGGATGGAATGCCAATTCAAGGATATACCGAAGTGTTTCATTATCATACTGTCGTAAGACAGAAACCTTTGATGGTACATCTTTTGCTTCCTTGACCAAATCAAGGATCTCTGCTATCGCTAATGTTCTTTGCATATTAAAACTCGTTAATGCTTTCTAATAGGAGTTTGAGACGACGTTCGATAAAGTAGTTGAAGAGTTTATCTCTTCCTTTACCAGCTTGCTGCTCGTACTGCACGAGCACTTCCTTCTTAATATCAGGAGGAATGAAGTTGAGATCAACGAGCTGCTGATTGCGAAGGTAACCGCGCAGCATCTTCTCGTCACAGAATTCCTTTGGATCTGATACGAGCCACTGATCTAATTTTTTCTGACTAATAGGTTTCTGTCTGGCACCGACAACGAACGTGTCATCTGCTGACAAGAAGTTAGGAACACCGTCGCCAGTATCACCGCGAATGATATGTTCTTTGATGAACTTATCGACGTCGTTCGTCTTACGCCACTTCTTCTGTACAGGATCAAACTGCTGTACGTTCATGTAAGCTTGAAGCTGCACAAAGTCCTTGTCACCAGAAAGAATCAAGATCTTCTCGTTGGTATTGCCATAGGTTTGTGCAAGAGTGCCGATGATATCATCAGCTTCGGCGCCATCGACACGAATGACTCGATAAGGAAAGTAATCCTTGAGTTCATCGCGGACTTTATTGAGAGTCTCGAATACGGCAGTCCAGTTGATCTCGGACTTCTCACGATTCTTACGACGATTGGCTTTGTAATAGGGAAATACTTGACGGCGCCAGTTATTACCAGCATCGCATGCGATAATCATCTCGCCGAACTCGTTCTTAAACTTGACATTATAAGCTCGAACAGAGTTTAGCACCATGTGTCGCAAAAGATCTTCTTCGATATCTGCATTCGTGTGGTTTCCAAGTTGTATCATTAGATTGGAAATCATAACCTGCGAAAGGTCCATAATAATCATTTCAATTTCTCACTCTTCATCTGGTAAAGTATACGTATATTCAATTGTACTGTCTTCATTATATCTAAATTCAAATATGTTGTCAGACATATTATGAAATGGATGCTCGAGATTATACTGTCTGTGCAACAATGCCTTGATGCCTTCCATGACTAAGGCTACATCTTTGATGTATTTATCGTCATTGATATCTACGCCATAAGCTCCGAACATATTAATTATGTCAGGAATCATGTCATTCATGACTCCAGCCACGTGTTCTTTACGAGTCTGAGTAACCTTATCATGAATTTCGTCTAAGTTCTGAGGCGGCGCCTCGTCGCGCTTGACACCTGGAAATAAGATTACGTTGTCCGTCATTTAATAACCCTTAGTAGAATGGTGTCTTGATTGATTCGGCCATTCGGCTTCGACTCTACGGTCTTGATCTCGTCCATAAACTTGCGTAGGCTGACTTTGCCTGCACCGAGCAATGCTTGAATAGAAACATCTGGCTTTCGCAAGCTCTTGCTTGTAGAAGTTTCGACATCATAACCGATCAAGGTAGTGCCCTTCACTTGGATTCCAGCTGGACCACTCGAATCATATCGAGCCAACTTCTTGTATTTGGTGTTGTAAGCCCATAGCTGTGTACATCCTACGATCTCTGCTGGATGGACAGAGACAATCTTGAGTGAAGGCTCTTCCTTCTGGTATTTAAGGTTCTTGACCAGATCGACTGCAGACTTTGCTTTCTTCTCACGTGGCTTACGAACCTTGACAGCCTTCTTGTTATTTACATAACGATCGATGTCATCGAAGAAACTCTGCCAAAAGTTAATCCAAAACTTCAGACGCTTGCCGAAGGCTTCTTGAACTTGCTCGTCATTCGACATAATCTCTGTATATTGAGGACGGTAGTAGTCAGCTACGATGCCGAGAATCTGTGCGTTCAATTCGTTCGCTTGACAAAAAGTGTACATCGAGAACTCTTTGCCATCGATGACATTATCGAGTTCTTCTTCGAGACTCGTAATGATGTAGTTGGCCTTCTCACGAATGCGAGCTTGAATATCGACGACAGGCTTTGGCGCATCTTCGACTTCTTCGACAATCTGAGTGGCTGCCGCAAGCAGATTCTTTACACTATCATTGAAATAGTCGAGATTCTTTTGCGGCAGCTCATTGCCATTCAGGAGAATACGTGCAACGTTACCAAGAGTTTTGGAAATCTTCCACTTTGGAAGCTTGCGTAGGAGTGCGAGTTGGTCCTTGGTATAATTCTTCTTGGCATATGTGAAGAACCAGTCGCGTGACTGATCATCAGATGCCATGTAGTTATACCAATTCAGAGCATTGCTATAGCCATCGATTACGATGGGTTCTGAGCCATAGGCTTTGTCATCGATCGACCGAATAGCCGCACGAGAGATCTGTTTGGGTTTAGCTTTAACCTTAATGACCATGTTTACCTCTGTAGTTCCTTGTTTGTATTATTCAATCTACTACAGTTTTGATAATTTGTACATGTTTATTTTCATAGGTCGATTTTATAATTAAAACTTGGACCACCCTTTGGCGTGTACTGCTCTGCGTTTGGCTCCCAACCAGGAGTTCCAACGACCGGTTCCCACTTTTTGTCGATATGTTCCTTCTTGACATATGACCACTTACGAGAAGTTTCCATTGCCGTTTCCATACCATACTCGAGCAATTGATTGTGCACAGCATCGTGTTCGTACATCTCTACGTCATCGAAGACGAAGACTGCGCCAGGATCTGATCGTTCAAGGAAAAACGCAATCTCGGTATCAAGCGCTTCGAGCGTATGAGGACCATCGAAGTGAACTACGCTGTACTTATTGACAAGACTCTTATGCTCTGCATAGACAGGAACACCGTCTGCATAACGATTGAAGAACTCTGTGTCTTCGAGGTTGAACATGTAGAAATTCACATTCTTCTGACGACAATACAGATACATGTTGATCATGCACACGTCGCGCATCTCATTCGTATAGTCACAGCGACCTTCTTTGAAGATCTCGTCACGATAATATTCGATGTTGCCATACGGATCAATACCAAAGACTGGCTTCTCAGGAGTCTGACCGCTTTCTACGAGACCGTCGATGATACGTTGTAGACCACCACCGAGACGGACACCGATCTCGACTGCCGCACCTTCTACACCTTTTGATCGAATGGCTGCGTCAGTGAGTACTTCATAGTTTCCACTGTCTGTGCCGAATTGTGCTTGGATCTGATGGATCGATACTGGTTGTTGTGACATTATGTAGTTACCTTACCTCTGGTTCTGATATATTTAGCAATCATATGCATGATCGCCTGATGGACGTCTTCTGCTGCTTCGTATTCTTGAATATCAACGTGCAAAGAAATATCTGCGAGTTGAGCACACTTATTATCTGGTGAAAATCCTGTCAGAGCAATAGTCTTTATTTTCAATGACTTAGCAGTCTCAATTGCCTTGACAACATTTGGAGAATTACCACTCGAAGAAATGGCTACGAGTACATCGCCTTCTTGCCCGAGTGCATCGAGCTGGAACGAGTAAACATCATCATAAGAGATGTCATTCGCCACGGCTGTCATGAGTGGAATATTTGCTGCCAAAGAAATAACTCTTGGTCGCAGTCCGCCTTTCTTACATCCTTTGGTATAGTCGCATGCCCAATGCTGAGCGATGGAAGCAGAAGCACCGTTTCCAATTGTATAGATGTTGTTACGATGATTCGAAATGCTTGTCAACCAAATGAGTTCGGCTGCCTTTTTAAATTCTTCATGATCGATACTTGCAAAGCCGATATTAATCAAGCCCATATGATCGAATATAATGTCAGTCTCGATAGACAACTCTTGCTCCTTCATGTGCGATGCCTACATCGAGGCACGTTCTGTCTGAAAATTCTTGGCGGATCAAGTTTTTCTGATCTGTGATTGCTAGCATGTATCCGCCGCCTCCTGCTCCGAGCAGTTTAGATCCGAATGCTTCTGCTGATTGGCATCGATCGTACATACTATCTATCTCTTCTGAAGAGATGCCTTCAGTCATCTGTTTCTTTAATATCCATGCAGCATTCAACAATCCACCATAGTCAAATGGATTTACAGCTTGAGTGCTTTGCATATCTGCCATATGAGCAAGCTCACGAATTACAAATGTCTTGGCTTCGAAGTTAATCTTATCAAGAATCTTTGCTGCATGATGCTCTACGTTTGTAGGAATCAAGATTATGTAATTCTCGATTCCCATTGTATCTAAACGCTTTACAGTGATATTACCGCTGTTCGAATATTGAATATAGTTCATACCGCCGAAGGCAGATGCAAACTGATCTTGCATGCCAATCTTCCAACCGCATAGATCGATCTCGATGTGGCAAGCAGTCTTTGCGATGAGATAAGGGTTTACGTATTCGTAACCAAGATATGCTGATAGCGCTTTAATCAAGGCACAAGTAAAAGCAGACGATCCACCGAGACCGTTGCCGATCGTAGGGATGTCTGCGAATGATGTGATCTCGATGTTGGATTTGATACCGAAGAATTTCAAAGCGTTCTTGACAATATCGTTCTGAAGATCCTCAACGTTCTCTACACACTCTTGTTTCGAATAAGAAACTTTGATGTGGTCGTGAGGAGTATGCATGACTGCTACATAGACATACTTGTCGATGGCAGTTGAGATGGTTGCTCCACCCCATTGCGCAAAGTGGGCGGGGATATCACTACCCCCGCCGAAAAAACTAACTCTGAGTGGTGCTTTGGCCAATATCACGGTGTTGTTCCTTTAACGAAGCGATGAGTCCCTTCCACTTGGGAATTACAGAATCCCAACCGAAGCGAGTGTCTGCGTAGGCTTTGACGAATGACATCATGTTAGTAATGTCATTATTCTGTACGTTCTCAATAGCATACATCAGAGTGTGTGCAAAGATGTTAGCATGCAGATTTGGATTCTCATGATCACCGTCATACTGTACGGTCAACCCACCCGACGTGTCAGCCAAAGCAGAGAAGTTAGGATGAACCGCCAAACAACCAGCTGACATAGCTTCAATAAGAGACCTGCACGAAGTTTCCGGCCAGATACAAGGATACGCAAAGATGTGGGCTTTTTGATATGCGGCACGGACTGTCTCCTGATCTGCCCAACCATGATAGTTGATTTGTGGGTGCTCTTTCATCCGATCGAAGATAGGTTTGTACGCTTCGTCGCGACTCTCCCAACCTGGACCATAAATGCCGAACGAAGAGTATACGTCTAGCTCGATGTTAGGATATTTCTCGGCGAGAGCGCAAAAGACAGGAACCAGAATCTCCAATCCACGATGAGGCGTGGACGTATAAATGAGACGAATCTTGTCCTTTGGTTTGTCAACGAGTGGAATAGGCTCGATGCCTGTTTCGATAACTGTTGAATGATTGCTATATGGAACTCCAAGATAATCACGATACTGTTGATACTGCCAGTTAGAACTGAAGACCAACTTTTGAAAGCGAGCTCGAGAAGCTGGATCTTGAAGGTGTGAAGCTTCCGGATCACCGGCGAGATCATGTAAATGATAGATCTTAATTCGGTCAGGATCGAGGTCGCGGACGCGAGCAGTGATAATTTGGACACCATCGAGTTCATCACTTGAAAGTCGGTGGAAAAGATTTCGAGTGGTAAGTTCTGTTCCACCATTCGAGTCCTTATTCAGTTCGTTCAGTTCAATCTTATCTTGATTATTCATTATTTTTGTATCCATTTACTAAAAAGTCATCGTACTTCGCCTCGATGTCAACACTTTTAAAAAACTCAACATCACTCATTGCCTTGTCATCAATCCATACGTCGTATGACGGTTTTCCAAGACGAACTTCATGGAACTTGCAGCCCCAATCATTGAGTTGTTTATTGGTAAGTTCGGTCCAATCGATTCCTGATCCTGAACCTCGGGCTGTCCAATAAATGATGGTATGCCCTTCGTCGTACAAACTATTTATACGATCAATACGGTACTGATATGGGCACGCAAGCTCATAACGATGTCGACCATCTGTGCATGGAGTTACACAGATGGTCTGATCAATATCTACCATGTAGATCATTCGTGGACCATGTATCCAAGGATCGAATCATAGCGAAACGATCTCCAGCCTTTGTTTTCAATATCCCATACGGCGAGTACATCTGGATTTGGAGTTTTCTTTTGCACGGCTTCTTCAAGATCAGTTTGTACTGGAAGAAGATCTGGTTTCAGAGTGCAAATTAACTTGCGTTCTGTTCCATCTTTCTTTACAAACAAAACATTAACTACATTTTCAAATAATGTTTTCTTGAGATATTCATTCTGCCAAGAAGCTTCGTTCTGGTCTGTCGTACCATTCAACGAGTTTGTCATAACCACCTACCTTTTCTGTGTCAATTATAATGAAAGGAACTGTTCTTACGTCTGGAAAGTTTTCCATAAACTCTTCGCGCGTAATATCTTTTCCTATCTTCTTCTCTATATACTGTTCTCCTTTATTTGTAAACAAGTTTTTCGCTTGTACACAAAAAGGGCAGTTGTCTTTCGTATAGATTAGAATATTCTTAT